GGCAGGGACCCCCGGGGGAGGGGGGCACCCCCCACCCCAACCGTCACGCTGAGTTACTTGACTCATCAACGAATCCCCGGGTGACTACGGTCTGTCACTCTTTTACGCGTTGGCCGCTTGGCGATCATCGCTGCATTGCCCTGCTGCCCCGTACGTCGGGCATGGCATGCAGTGCACACACCTCGTAGGTTCGCGTCACTGTGATCATCGGGCCCACCGTCACCATGATCAACCTCAGTGCTTAGCGCTCCCCAACAATTGGTGCGCAGCTTGCACACTGGATCCCTGTCTAGGATGCGCTGGCGCGTACCCCGGGGCCCTTGCCAGTCAGGGGGTAGGGGTGATGTGCGCCAAGGGGTATTGCTCATGCTGACCAGGGTAGCTACCTAGACAGCACTGCACCCCTACCCACGTATGCAGGCAGGGGTGCAGCGTGCAGGGGCATGCAGGGGTGTTACGCCTGCACCCTATCCCCTGTTGTCGCCCTTAGGGATGGCGAACGTGTGCGGCCTATCAGGCGCGCTTACGGGGCACACTCTCTGCTGCGTTATGGAGTGCACCATTGCAGGCTCTTGTATCGCCATTCCGGGGCCTGGCAGAAAGAGCTCTATCGAATGCCCACAGTTATCGCACTCGATGCCACCCGCAGGGGGGTGGATTATCTGCGTCTCATCGGAAGCGGGTACGCGGAAAGCGACCGTTTCGTCGGCCATCGGAGAGCGCTCGAAACGCTGGCTAGCAGTCTCGCCCCCGTAGGTGTCGGCCGGCGGCTCTTCGACGTCGACCCATACGTCGGCCGCCCATTCCTGCAACTGCCCTGAATCGAGCCGTCGCAGATCGCCGTCGCGCAGGGGCTCGTATTCGGTAGCCATGTGCGCGGCCGGCCGCGGGCAGGCGAGCTCGATCCCCTGCACGCTCGCGGCCTGAAACTCGCCCGTACGCAGCTCGGCGGCGATCAGTACCCACGTGCGGGCCCGGTCGAGGTCGAGAGCGGTCCCGAGCGAGTTTGCAGCGAGCTCGACCGCGTAGCGCATCGCCGTCCGCGAGCTCGGGATGCCCGAGGCACCTACGGGCCGAAAGACGGTCTCGCCGTCACCCATCACTTGCCGCTCTCGGGCATCGGAAAACCGACGTAGCTGGCGAGGGCCGCGAGCGGCTCGACGAAGGCCGAGAGGTCGTCGCGGCCGTCTTCCTGGTCGATCAGCCCCTTGACGGCCGCGGTCAGCGGATTCTGATCGGCCGGCAAGCTGGTCAGCCACAACAGCGGCAGCGCGCCCGCGTCGGCGCCGCCCCCGTAGCGGCCGTCGAGCCGCAGGCCGTCATCGTTCGGGCCTTCCGGGTCGACGAATTTCGCCTCGATCAGCGTGTACGGCCGCAGGCCGAGCACGACCTCGACGAGCTGTATCGTCTGCGTCGAAAAGTGCTCTTCCTGCTGCTCAGCGGCGCTCTCGATGCTCGCCTGCTCGTTGGGATCCTGGTCGATGTCGTCAGACATTAAAGATTCCTTCCAATTCCGTGTGTGTGAGTTTGATCGGTGCTCGGTTGATGTCGGTCTGCCAGGCATAAGCGAGGTCGGCACTCCACCCGGACGACTTGCCGACGTTGCCGGCCTTGCGCGTCCATGTGGCGACCGCCCGGTAATTCCCCTTCCTGAGCTTGATGCAGCAGAGCTCGGTACCGTCGCCGGCCCGGGCGTAGAGCGCCTGCACGCGCCATCCCGCGGCCACCGCGCGGCGCCCGAGACCGATTGCCTGCCTGCCCTGGTAGCTGGCGAGCTCTTCAGGCCCGCTCGGCGCCCGGGCCGGCACCTGAGGCGGCAGGCGCGCCGGCGGCTCGTACGGCGCGTGTTCGGCCGCGTAGTCCGCGGCGCGCTGGCGGGCGTCGCGGCGCATGATCTCGCGCCATCCGATATCGGGCCGCGGCGCCGGCGGCGAGCGCCACTTTCCGCGCTCGCCGTCCGGGCACCGAAGCGTCCCAAGCTCGTGCCACTCGCGGCCGTACCCGCACGCGCACCTCATGTCCGCGGCCTCGGCAACTGGCTCGTGAGGTGCCACCCCTTGCACATCGGGCAACGGTAGGCCCGGGTCGGCACGACGTCGCGGCTGCTGCGCTGCCGGATATCGGCCATGCTCTCGACGGCCTGCTCGCGGTTTGGGAAGCGCTGCTTACCGGTTCGGCACGGCCTGCGAGCCATAGCCCCTCCCGAGCGCCGCTACCTTGGCGACCGCGCGCTCGCGCACGGCACGCTCGACGGCCCGCTGTTTGGCCCGTGACGGCGCCCGAGGCGGCTTGAAGGGTCGCCAGTGCGGGCACCCGTCGATCGGGTCGACGAGGGCCGCGCAGGCGCCGCAGGGGCGAAGTCGAGGCCTCACGGCCACGCCAGCACGAGCCGCACGAGCGCCATCCCGACGCGCATGCCGGCGGCGCCGGCCCGGACGTGCCGCGGGCCGTCCCACGAGTGGCGGGCGCTCACAGGACGGGGCCGAGCTCGTAGAACAGCGGGTGCCCGCCCCACGGGTCGTAGGCGGGGCGAGCCGGCCTCGGCCCGGGCCGGACGGCGCGGTGCGCGCCGCGGCGCCGGTAGCCGGCGAGCAGGTTACGGATCATGATCTCTCTCCCAATGCTGGCGAAACTTAGACGAGAATGTCGACGTAGCACTCGGCGTCGAGGCTCGCGCTGACCATGTTGCCGGCCGCATCGAGGCCGACCGAGCCGCCCGGGTAGACGACCGAATCGACCTCGATGTGCGCCCCAACGGCCTCGATCGAGCAGACGCCATCGAGCATGCTCATGGCCTCGGCGACGAGCTCGGCCACGTGCTTGTGCGCGCTCTTCGGAAGGATCTCCCGGAAGTTGTCCGCGAGGACGTCGGCCGCGGTCTTGTCGTCGTTGCTCATATGCACACTCTAGCAGGAACCTGCTAGGTCGTCTAGCGCGCCGGCAGGAATTCGTCGAGCGGCCGAGCATCGAACATGGCAGCGGCCTGCACGATCATCTTTTCGTCGTGCAGCTCGCCACGCGTCCGGCCGCGGCCGGCGGGCAGCGACCGCCACGGGGCCGCGCGCTCGGCCTGCCACATTGGCCGCTCAGCGACAAACTCGTCGCCGGCGGCCATGGCATAGCCGATCTCCATGTCTTCGCGTACGGCGCCCTGGTGGCCGCGGTCGAAGGTCGTATAGCGCAGGTCGTAGCGGTCGAGCGTGCCCGAGGCGGCCGGCCGCAGGAATAGGAAGCCGGCAGAGCCGCAGGGCAGAAACCAACACCCCCCGGGCGTCCGTAGCCACGCCGAGTGGCTCTGCCCGAACAGGTCGACCATTTCGTGCGCGAGCCGGCCGTCGACGTACTCGGTAGGCGTCACGCCCTCGTCGTCCGATTCGTCCCGGTCGACGAGCGGCTCGTCGAGGTCTTCCTCGTACATGATCAGGTCCTCGGGCGTGTCCGCGGCCGGCGGCGCGCCGTCGAGGCTCGCCCGCCCCTGCAATCGGTGCCGCCCGGTCACGCCCGCGGGATCGAGGATCACGCAATCCTTCTTGCCCGGGTGCAGCCTCAGCCCGCGGCCGACCTGCTGCGTATAGACGACGCGGCTCGACGTCATGCGCAGCACAACGGCTGAGATCCACGGCATATCCGTACCTTCGCCGAAGAGATTGACGTTGCAGAGCACGTCGAGCTTGCCGGCGCGCGAGTCGGCTATGGCCGCGGCGCGGTCGTCGTCCGATGACTCGTCGTCGACGTGCACGGCCGTAAAGCCAGCGTCGCGGAAGGCCTGCGCCTGCTCGCGGCTCACGGCCTTCGTGGGCAGGAATGCGACCGTAGGCCGGCCCTTGGCGTGCTCCTGCCAGGCCTCGACGATGCGCTGCGGCGCCATCGAGGCCGACATGGCGGCGCCGAGCTGCCCCGCGTTCAGGTCGCCGGCCGTGCGCCGGACGCCCCGCAGGTCGAGATCGGCGATCTTGACCCGTATGCCGCGGGGGCGCACGAGGAAGCCCCGCTCGATCAGCTCGGGTAGCTCGACCTGAGGCGTCACGATTTCCTCGAAGACGTCGCCGAGCGCCAGGCCGTCCGCGCGGTCGAGCGTCGCGGTCACGCCGAGCACGAGGGGCCCATCGGCCTCGAAGGCGCCGAGCTCACGCAACAGCCGCATGTACGTCGACGCGGCCACGTGATGCGTCTCATCGATGATGATCAGTCCCCACCTGCGCGACTTGAGCAGCGCCAGCGAGCCGGGGGTCGCGCAGGTCTGGATCGAGCCGACCACGATCTCGCCGTTGTATTCCTTCGTCGTGCCCTGCATACGGCCGAGGCGCGCCTCAGGGTCGACCTGCCGCAGCTTGTCGAGCGCCTGGTAGATCAGCTCGCGCCGATGGGCAATCACGAGCACGGGGAGGCCGGCTGCGCGGCACGTGCGGGCGATGATCGAGAAAATGACCGTCTTGCCGGCGCCCGTGGCCAGCACCGCGGCGATGCGCCGTAGGCCGGCCCGCCAAAGCTTCGTGGCGCCGTCGATCACTTCCTGCTGATAGTCGTAGGGCTTCACTCAAAGCCCCCGTCAAGGATCCGGACGATATCGGCCGGCGAGATCCTCGGCTGCTGCCACTCGCGCGCCGGCGGCTCGATCAGCTCGCGCGGGATCGAGGGAATGTTGCGCACGGCGAGCTCGCCGGCGACCGCGAGGGGGCTGTCGAAGTAGGCCTCGCGGGTGACCGCGTAGAGCACCTCGTCGCCCTCGGCGTACTCGAAGCGGTCGGCGAGCCGCGTCTCGCGCCATGCGGCCGTCATGCCGAGAGCTCCAATCGCAGGGCGAGCACCGAAACCGCGGACACCCACAACGCCAGGCCGGCCGTCACGAGCGGCCACTCGCCGTGGAACATGCCGGCGAGCAGCAGCAGGAAGCCGCCGGCGAGCAACGCTGCGACGAACAGAAAAACGGTCACCGGTCGACTCTCCACTCATTGAGCTCGTCGATCATCCGCTCGCGCAGGTCGTAGGCCGCGGCCATCATCGAGCAGCCACCTACGCCCCCGCATGCGTCCCGGTCCGGGTGGATCCGGTCGTGTTCGGCCTCGACGACCGCCCACCTGTCGGCGAGGTCATCGAAATGAAACCCGTAGCGGGTGCTGCCCTTAATCGGCGGCGCCGCCTTAATCGTGCTGCTCATAATCTCTCCCTGATCAGCGGCCAACCGCCCGGGCGGTTGGCCAGCGTGAGGACGTGATGCGCGCAGGCCGGCGGCCCGCCGGCGCTGAGCCGCGCGACCGCCAGGCCCGGGACCTTGAGCGAGGTCCCGCCCGGGCCGCACGTGCTGACCGCGCACCTGATGACGCGCTCGGCCTGCGGCACGTCGAGCTTGGCGAGGCACTCGTACAGCTCGGGCCAGAGCATTTTGAGCGTCTCCTGCTTGCTCCGGCCCTCGGCGAAGATGCGGAACGGGTCACCCACGGTAGGGCTCGGCCGTCCCGACCTCGCGGGCCGCGTCGTTGATCATGCGCTTGATGTCGTCCGGGTGGAACGTCGAGCAGCAGTCTTTATCGCGGTGGCCGAGGCCCTCGTGATTGGCCTGCGCGCCCTCGACCCAACCGTCGACGACGCCGAGCATGGCCGAAAGCGCGGTGTACTGCGCGCGGCGCACGATCCGGTCGAGCAGCTCGTTACTGTCGTCGTCGGCCGCCGGGTCGCTCTCGGCGGCCTCGTACGTTTCCGGCGCGGTGTGCCCGGTCGCGTGGAAATGAGCCAGCATGCGCGATCGGTCGGCCGATCGGAACGAGCAGCCCCCGCAGTCGTAGCCAAGGCTCATGATCTCCCGGTCGGCGACGGCGCGCTGCTCTTCGATGACGATCGCCATGGCCCGGGCCTGCTCGACGTCGACCACCCGCGGGCACTCGCCCTTGCAGTAACTCTCGGTTTCGCTGCTGCCGGCGCCGCCGATGACACGCACCCGGGCGAGATCGTCGACGCGCCGCAGGGTCGAGCAGGCGTCGCACCGCACCTTGCGCACCTTGCGCTCTTCGGCCGCCGCGGTGCGGATCCCGTCCATGCTCAGCGCGAGGCCGTGCTCGTACTCGGTGTCGACCGGGTAGTGCTGCACGTTGGCGTCACGCGTGAGGGCGGTCGGCCGCGCGTGCCCCGTGCAGAGCACCCACCGTGCGCCGCTCGTCCGCGAGCGGTAGGCCGCGAGCAGGCCATCGTGCTCGACCTTCGTGTAAAAGGCCGAGGCGTCGCAGGGCTGACCGACGACGACCGGGTGCGCGTAGCCGGCGCGGTAGGCGCGCTCGCTCGGCGAGTACTGCAAGGCGTCGAGCTCGGCCTGCTCGGCTTCCGGAGTGTGCCGCCGGCGCACGAGCTTCGGGTCGAGCGTGCACTCGCTGCACCCGCGGACGCTGCCGGCGCGGTGCGGGGGGTAGCTCATGTTTCCCGGGCACTGCTGACTCGGCGGGACCTCCGTACGCAGCGCCTTACGCAGAGCGGCGCGGTTGCGGTCGACGGCATCGGCGATCTTGCGCACACCCTGCGGCGTGATGTGCATCGACTGCACGTAGCCGACCTCTTCAGCGTTGGCCTGCTCGTGCAGGTGGTCGATAGCGAGCTGCCACGCGTCATCGAAGGTGACGCGGTGCCGGCTCTGCATGTACGTCAGCAGGTTGGCGAAACCGGTCGATTCGAGCTGCTCGTGCTCGGCCTTGTTGCGCTCGGCCGCCTCGGCGAGCTGCTGCACGGTGAACAGCCGGACCGTGCCGACAACGACGAGCGCGGCGAGCGCCGCCCAACCGTGCGCCACGGCCTCGTGAGCGCGCACGTTGACACCGTTCAGGCGGTAGATCCAGCCGCCCGGACGCCCCTGGTAGCCGTTGGCCTCGGCCAGCGTGCGGAAGTCGGCGAGGGCCTTGCCGCGGGTGCCGCCGGCGACCTCGGCGGCGAGGTTGGTCACTGCCTGCGTGTTCTTGCTCTTCTCTCCCATGCCCACAAGCCTAGCACAAACCTGCTAGGTCTGCACAACGAAAAAGCGGCCCGGGCCGAAGCCGCGGGCCGCTCGGGTCCGTGAGGTCAGTAGAGATACATGCTGTCGATCGAGTTGTCCCACTGCCCCGCCATGTTGCCCTCGGTGCCCGCGTAGAACAGCGTCGAGAGGCCCGAGCACGACGACGACTGCGTGTAGACCCTGATGTCGTGGTCGAGATAGATCGTGTTGTTGTCGATGCTGCTCGTCTTGTTGGCCGGCACGCTGAAGCACCCGGGGCGGTCGGACGGGTCGAGCGTGAAGACGCGCGCGCCCTGCCCGCTGTACCCGTCGTCGAAACAGATGTAGTGCGACGAACAGGTCGGGTAGGCCTGCGCCGGCGAGCCGGCGACGAGGCCGAGCGCGGTGGCGAGCAGGACGACGAGGCCGGCGGCAAGCGCCTTAATGCGGTTGGTCATAGCTAGCAGGGTACCGGTCGCCAGGCACGGAAAAGGGCCCCGGGTCGCGGGGCCCTCACCCTTGAAGAGGTGCGTCGAGGGTAGCTCAGTTGAGGCGCTGGCCGCGCTCGTCACGCTCGTCGTTCTTGGCGATCAGCGTCGAGCCGCCCGGGAGCTCGGCCGCGTCGGGCTGCTCGTACTTCTCTTCGACGGCGCCCGTGCCGTGCAGGCTCTCGGCCGCCGCGTTTGCGACCTCGGCGCCCGTGAGCGTCTCGGTGCCCTGATCGTGCACCTGCTTGTGGTCGTCGCCGTTGCCGCTCTGCGGCTGCACAACCTGCTTGCCTTCGGCCATGATCGTTTCCCTTCGGTGGCTGACGTGTCCTGACAGTCTTACCCAAGAATTGCCGGGCCACCACGCACGACGCCCGGGCGCGTCCATAGCTGCATAGCCAGCTTGCCAGGCATCACGCACTGAGGCGCCACGCCCTCGACGACCCGCTTACCCGTCAGCGACCATGCCTGATCTCCGAGCACCGAGCAGATCGACTCTTCCGGGAGCTCGACCATCGTCCGGCCGCGCACGAGCTCGACGGGCTGCGCCGGCCGACGTCGGTTGATCTTGGCTTCGAGCTCGGCGCTCTCGACGCCGAAGCGCCAGCGCGCGAGCAGCACGTACGAGCCGAAGCTGTAGGGCGTGTCGATCATGGCCCGGGCGATCGTCGCTGCGTCGAGGCCCTGCCCCGGATAGTCCTCGGGCAGTCGGAAGTACGCGCACTTGCGCGTCCAGTGCTTCGCGTAGCTGAGCTCGATCTCTTCGGCGCCCCGCGGCATGGCCTGCACGCCCTTCGGCGCCGTTATGACGCCCGTGGGGTAGGCGTCGTCCGGCGGCAGTAGCCGGCTCGCTTCGGTCACCACGAGCACGTGATCGGCCGTGAAGGGGCCGATGCGCACCCGCTCGCCGCACGCGAGCTGCCCTGCCCCGACCGGGAAGACGCCCGGGACTAGACCGCCGATGTTGGTGATCAGCAGGTCGCCCGGGCGCACGTCTTCAAGTCGTTCGATGGTCTCTCCCATCGCTCGACGGTACCTCAGCACCCCACCTGAGCGGCTTCGAGAGCGGCCTCGGCGGCGAGCTCTTCGTCGGTGTAGGGAATGTCGCAGTGGCAGTGCTCGTTACCGACCTTCGCCTCGCGGGCGAAGCGCGCCATGAGCGTCGTGCCGTCCGTGGTCAGCTCGTCGAGCAGGCCCTCGTCGCAGATCCCGCGCTCGATGGCAACCTCGGCGTACCACTCGAAGCAACCGAGCTCGTGACCAGCCTCGGCCGCGAGCTGCCGCTCGATGTCCCGCTCTTCGAGGTCTTCCTTCGTGATCGCCATACCAGTAGTGTAGCCGAAAACCTGCTAGGTTTCTACCCTCTGGCCTGCTGTTTCAGATAGCGAAAGGCGGGCCCCTTCTCACGGGGGCCCGCCTCGATCCGCCAAGGATCGTCTATACGAGGACGAGCAGCAGCCCGAGGGCGAGGCCGGCCGCCGCGGCGTACGCGGCGAGCCGCACCCACGGGTTAGCGGCCATCCACCCCTCGATGATGCGGCTCATCAGGCGAAGAGTGCATCGAGGGAGGTCGCCGGCGCGAGGGCCTGGCGCGTGAAGCTGATCGGCGATCCCTTGGCGAGGTGCGCCTTCCGGCGGGCGATGATCCGGTCGGCGTGCGCCGCGTCCCGGGCGATCCACCAGCGGGTGACCTCGGTCTTGCCGGAGGGCAGAAGCTGAACCTGAGCGACCTTGATGACCTGCATTTTTGCTCCCTAGCTCGTTGGCCTGTACCCATAGCGTAGCGGGAACCTAGCAGGTTTGCAAGTCCCTACCAGCGTGGATTTACCCACGAGGTCAGCCGCCACGGCAGCAGCCTCACTACCGGCCGCGCAAACCATCCCGTGATGACGCCCCCGGCACGGTGCGGCTCGCAGGGTACGGGCCCCCGCCGGCCGCAGATAAAGCACTGCGTGCTGCGCACGTAGACCGCCCGGGCGAGCAGCCGCCTCACGGTCGCACCTCGTGCACGTGCTCGCTACCGCGGTCACGGACGCTGACGCCAGCGCCGCGGGGCATGTCGCAGCCCTCGGGGCACGGGACGTAGAGCAGCTCGACGATCAGCTCGGGCCGGCCCCACTGCGCGATGACCTTTCCCGCGTCCGGGGGCTGCGGCACGTACCGCGTCGTGCCTTCGAGGCCGTCGCCGAAACGAAAGTCGATCTTGACGAAGCTCAGCACCCGGATCACGCGCCAGTGAATCGGCGCGACGTACTCGCCGCGGCAGACGATCTCGAAGGGCTGCTCGCCGAGCGTCCCGGGGCCGTCGATGACGCCCACGGCGCCGGCATCGATGTCGAGCAGCGGCAGGCTGAATTCCATCATCGGCGCGTGATCTTGTCGACCATGACCTCGGGCACGGTGGTCGTCCCGCCGATCTGCGTTTCGTAGGTGTAGCCGCCCACGACCTCGACCTCGGCCCGGAAGCTGTCGCCCTCAACGAGGTCGCTCAGGTCGGCCGCCCGGGTGGTAAGCAGGGTGTTCGTCGGGTACTCGTAGCTGTACTCGTGCGGCTTCGCGTCGACGTCGGCCCGGAAGGTGCTCGTGCCCGTGGCCGAGTCAAACTGCGTCACCATGCCGTAAACGACGTACCGCTTGCCGTTGTAGGCGTCCGGGTCTTTGGCGACCTTGCGCCACTCGCGGGCGCTGAGCTTGGCGTAGGTCAGCTTCGTCGGCGAGGGCTTCGCCTTCGGCGCGGCGCTCGTCTTCGTGGCCGCGGGGCGGGCGCTGCTCTTGGCGGCCGGCGCGGTGGTCGGCGTCGCGTAGGTGGCGGTCGCGTTGGGCGTCGACACGGCGCGCCGGCCCTCGTCGCTCTCGTCGTCGCCCGCCATGGCGCCGATGACGCCGAAGCACGTGCAGACGACGAGCACCGCGCAGGCGATCAGGATGGCGACGCCGAGCGCGTTGCCCCGCTTCGTGGGGCGGGGCGTCTGGCCGTAGGTCATGGTCTCTCCCATTGTCAGGATGGTTAACAGTTTGGCGGGCCCGGTCGGGACCTTCCCCCGGCTGTCTCACGGCCGCGCCGCGACCGGGCCCTGTGTCGGAACGACCGACACGCAGAGGCTAGCAGCTACCTAGTAGGTGTGTCTACTGGCCCGGGGGTGGCCCGGTAAAACTCAGGGGGTGGCCCGGTAGCCGATACGGTGTTTCCGCTGCTCAGGGCGGGGGTGGCCCGGTGGCCCGGTAACTTTCCCTATCGTGCTCCCCCCTGCCACCTGCCTCGAAAATCCAATTACCGAGTAGTAACTAGAATATGGATTTTTTTCTAGCTAGATTCCCTTGGCTTAACCTTCGTATTTACCGGGACACCGGGACACCTGCGGCTTGACCAGCGGTTATACCGTAAAAGCTACTGGGCCACGGCCGGGACACCTACCGGGACACCCCCGTTTTACCGGGACAGCAAACGGCCCCCGCCAGCGGTGAGGCTGAGCGAGGGCCGTTGTCGTGCGACTAGACTAGCTCCACGCCTGCGGGTCTTCGTCGTCGACCACCTTGACGTAGGTCAGGAAGACCCACCGCGCCGGCGGCGCAGTGTCAGGGTCCGCGTGCCGGCGCACGTAGACCATTTCGTTGTAGAGGTCATCAAGGGCGACGACATCGAACAGGGTGCCGCGAATGGTCACGATGTCGTCGACGAGGGGCGCGCGGTCAAGGGTCCGGATCTCGCTCTGCTGTGTCATACCTAGAGTCTAGCAGAAAACCTAGCAGGTTTGCTAGTACTGATCAGGGGTTTTCTGTCTGGCCTCGGCGCACGCCACGCAGTCACGCCGCATGGCCTGGTGGAGCGCGTCCGTGCCGCAGGTGTGCGGGTGTGGCTGATCGGTCGGCACGGGGTAGCCGAGGCGCGTGCTGGCGCCGAGCCAGACGCCCCGGGGGACGCTCGCGGCCGGCATGACCTCAGGGTGCACGGTGGAATCCTTCCGGCGGCTCGATGGGCGTCACGGGCGGCACGAAGGTGGTCGGGTTGAGCAGGGCGACCCATGCTGACCGCCCGTCCTCGTCGAGGGACGGCACGATGCCGTAGACACGGCGCGCCCGGACGCCGTTGACCCGCTCACGCCGCACGGGCAGGCCGGCGCTCCCGAGGGCCCGTGAGAGGTGCTCGCGGTTGAGCGGGTGCTCGACTCCTGCGTCGCGTGCCCACGCCTTGTAGACCGGATAGAGCTCGTCGAGCGGCACGGGCGGCGCGGCTTCGCTCTGCGCGCACGCGTCGTCGAGGAAGGCCTGCACGGGGCTCTGCTGCCGGCGCACCTCGGCCGCGAGCTCTTCGGAGGTCTGCGGGACCGTGAAGCGGCCGGCGGCCGTGAGCCGGCGAAGGCCCTCGATGGCCCAATTGAGGATGCCGGGCAGCTCGGCGAGCAGGTCTTGCTTGACGTTCGGCCGTTCGCGGCCGTAGAACGTGCCCGGGAACTGCACGTGAATCATGCGGCCGGCGAGCGCCCCGCTGGCGTCCGTGAATCGCGGCATGTCGTTGCCCATGATCATAAAGCGGACGCCGAGGCGGCCGTGCCAGACGTCACGATTCTTGCGGTTGACGTCCCGCGCGTCGTTGCCGCTGATCTTCTTAATGATCTCGACCGCCTCGGCCACGTCCCGGAACGACCACGAGATATCCGAGAACGTGGCCAGCGTCTTACCGAGCAACGGCTGCTCGCCGAAGGTGCCGACGAGGCTCGGTAGGCTCGGCGCCGCGCAGTTTTCCTCGCCGACAAGCGCGTCGAGCACGGTGGAGATCGTGCCCTTGCCGCTGCGCCGCCGGCCGACAAGGTTGGCGATCTTTTCGAGGTCGGTCCGGCCGCTCAGCACGTAGCCGAACCATTCCTGTAGGAAGCGCTGCGCGTCCTCGGGCAGCACGTCGTTAAGGAACCATTCCCACGTCGGGGCCTTCGCTTCGGGATCGTAGGCGAAGGGCACGGATTGCAGATTGAATCGCTCGGGGGTATGCGGCAGCAGCGCGTCGCCGGCGACGTCATAGACACCGTTCAGGCACGCGACCTGCGCCGGCGAATCCTGCGGCTCTTCGTCGCTCGGGCGGTAGAGCACGCCGCGGGAGAGGGCGTGCGACACGCCAGCGATCTTGTTTTCGCTCGGCCGCCACGGCTTCGTGCCCTCGTCCTCGCCGGCGCCCTCAAACCACGCGTCAGCAGTCTCGCGGTACAGGTAATTGTCGACCGCCTCGGCGCGCCACTCGCGGTAGCGCGTGCCGTCCCACTGGTAGAAATCGCCCCGCCACCAGCGCGCCGGAATCGCCATCCGAGCAGCGAGGGCCCGGGCGACGTCGATCGGTGCGTGCGGCGGCGGCAAGAGCGAGCCTTCCGTGCGGGCGCGCTCGACCTGCTGCGCGGCGAGCTGCCGCGCCTGCTCGCGTGCGGCCTCGTCGGCAGCAGCCTTGCGCGCTTTCTCTTCGGCTCTGAGCAGGGCACGGAACTCGGTTATGCCGAGGTCGGTCAGCCCGTGCTTACTGCTCAGGTGATCCCGAGCGTAGCTCTGCTCAGCAGGCCCCCATGTGGCGATCTCCGGAATGAGGCGCCGGACCGCTTCGGCGCGCTGCTCGAAAGGGAGGGCATCGACCTCGGCCCGCATCACGTCGGCCCGGGAGCGGTAGACCTCGGCCGCCGCGGCGAGCTGCTCGCGGCGCTCGCCCTCGGCGCGCTGCTGCGCCTCGGCGATGCTGGCCGCGAGGTCGAAACCGGGCGGGCCGAGGTATGGGGCGAGGGCGTCATGCTCGCAGCTTTGCCGCGGGGCCGGATTGCCGGCCGCGGCCAGCTTGACGGCGCCCGAGAGCAGCCGTTGCCACTCGCCGTTAGCCGTCCGCTCGGGGCCGACCGCCTGCCCGAAGGCCTGGCCGAGAGCGTGCAGCGCGTTGGCCACGCCGACGTGCCCCTCGCCGCCGAGGCGCGCCAGCGCTGCCGCAGCGTCCCGGGCCGACTCGTGCCGCGAGCCGTCAACCGCCTTGAGCTCTTCGACCGCCTTGACCGTGACGCGGTGCACGACCGCGCACGGCTCGCCGTGGCGTAGCTGCGACCACCAACCCTGTAGCTCGGCGCCGGCGAGCTCGGCCTTATCGGTCCGGGCGTAGTCGAGCGCGAGGCCGCGCACCCACGCCTCGGGCATCCATGCGAGCTCGGAAGGCTTCGGGATGACGTCGGAGAAACCCTGATCAGGGTGTCGCCATCCGTACTCGGCACCGTCCGCTTCGGGGTTGACGCTCGGCCAGACGATGCCGTATCGGTGGCCCGATTGGATGATCTCGATAAACTTGCCGGCCTCTCCGGGCCAGTTGATCGCGCGGCCGTCGAGCTCGGTCGGCACCCGGTACCAACGGATCCCGGACGGCGCCGGCCGTGCGCTGCTCACCCACGTTGGCGGCAGCGGGCCGAAGCGCGCTTCGAGCGCGGCGAGGACGTCGCCACCGTTCTTTTTGCCGTAGTGGTCGACGTCGAGGCCGATGACGCCCTCGGGCGCCCGCAGGCCAACGTTGTACGCCGCTTCGGGGCCGTCGAGCCAGGCAGCGATATCCGTCGATCCGGGATACGGGGCCCCGTGACCGGTCCATGTGACGCCCGAGGCCTTGTTGCCCGGGGGTGGCGATTTCTGCGCCGGCGCCCGCCCGATGGGCAACACGCCGAGCCAACCTGCTGATCTGTAGGTCTGCGCCGCTCGCTCGAATGGTCCGGCATATGTACTATCTGAGGTCAAGTCACTCTCTCCCAAGTGCGTGGCTGTCTCTGGCGAGGCCAAAACGGCGCGGTCACCCCCCACGGTGCCGCGCCGTTTCGCCGTTGTGTCCCGAGGAAGATCGAGCCTACGCCTGCCGCCTGCTCGCGGCGCCTGCGCGCACGGCCATTTCCCTGCGGCCCTTTTCGACGGCCTTCGCGTACGCGGTCGGGTCGGCCTTGAAGCGGCGCGCGATTGCCTCGTCGAGCAGGTCGCGCACTTCCTCGCCCTCTTTCGGCCTGGCGTAGCCGCCGGCCTCGGCCGCGAGGACGGCCAGGCCGAGCGTGTATGCCCGGGTCTGCTCGTCGGTCAGCACGTGGATCTGCTCGGAGTACCTGCGCGCGGCCGTTCTCGGCGGCGCGGCGGTCGCGTTGGTAGTCATGACCAACAAGCTAGCAGAAAACCTAGCAGGTGCACACCTTGCATGATCTAGCAGGAACCTGCTAGGGTCGTTGCCATGGGAGAGATCACCAGCACTACCCGCCTCGCCACCAGGGGGCAGACGTCGATCATCGTCACGCCCCCGCGGCCGTGCGGCCTCGGTAACTGCGTGGCCGAGCTGCACGTGACCATCCGACACGACACGACCCGGATCCACCTCGACGACGCACAGCGCCGCGAGCTCGTGCGGGCCCTCACGGAAGGCGAGGGGTTGCAGCAGGCGGTCGCCGAAGACCTCGCCTACGACCGCGGGTACAAGGCCGGTTTCAAGGCCCTGCGGGTGCCCGATGACGCGCTGCCGGACGCCAACGAGCGTGCATTGCAGCGGGGAGTCGGCAAATGACGCCGTGCCCGTTCCGGCTTTGCTCGGCGACCGTGGATATCGTCGTCGAGCAGGCAGAACCGGGGGACGACGAAACGACTCTGCTGCGGTATCCGATCCACGACATTAGCGGCAACGGGGCATATGGCCGCTGCCCCGCGTCGCTGCTCGCGCTGCCGCTGACCCCCGCTCTCTACGACATGCTCGAGGAAGCGGCCAAGTTCATTGAGACGGCCCGCGAGGCGGCCGACGCTGCCGCGCGAGCCGACTGGCCACGCGTCGAGCCGGCCGCCAAGCCCCCGAAGCCGGCCGCGGCGCCGCATTGGTTCAACGGCAGCCTCGGCGGGCCGTACGCGGGCAAGGGGATCGGCGCCACCAACGACGCCATCAAGCTCGACTTTGTGCCGGCGCCGCCGGCCTCGCCAGTACCGACAACCCCACCGACAGGAGAACCGATGTCCGACGACAGCATGCGCGCTCGGTTGCGCGAACTGACCCTGCTCGCCTGCAAGGCCCTCGGCGAGGCGCAAGACCTCTGCTCGCAGATCACCACCACTGCCGAGGTGCTTGACGGCCTCATGGAGCAGCTCAAAGCCAAGCAGAGCACGGCCGCGACGCTGGCCCGCCTCGCCGTGGGCAGCGACGCGGCGCCCGACAACGCGAAGGCGATGGTCGACGGCGCGGTCGTGGCTATCGGCAAGGTCGATGAAGCGGACGCCTCGGTGCAGGCGCTGCTCGTCCGCATCGCGGGGGTGGCCACGAGCGACGCCTCGGCAGCGACGAGCGGTATCAGCTACCTCGGCACGCTCTGACGGTGGCCACATACGAGCAGGTGCACGCGGGTGCGATCGTGCTCGGGCATGACAACGAGCTGTGGGGCGTCGCTCACATCGAGCACGCCCCGCGGCTCGCGGTCACACTCGTCAAGGGTGACCAGAGCGTCACGGGCTACCCGCCCCCGGGCACCGAGATCGTGGTCGTCGAGCCGGCCGACGTCAGCGCCGAGGCATGGGCGGCTCAGAATTTCATCGAGGCCGGCCTCGGCGTCGAGCTGATCAGCGAGCATTGGGAGAGGTGAATCATGTTCGGAATCACCGGACGGAAGACCGTCGTGCCCGTCATTCCCGGGCCGGACGGCGCGACGGCCGGCGGCTCGTGCGACGCGTGCGGCAAGGGTGGCCGCTTCGAGCCGCTCGGAAGCGACGGCCTCTGCATCGACTTCCGGGCCTGCATCGCGCGCTACCGCAGCAGGGCGTCGCCCGACTCGTACGCGGCCGGTCTGCGCGGCGAGATTCTCGCGGTGGCGCCGTGACCGGGCAGGGGTGGCCGTACGAGCGGTACGGGCCGGCGCCTACGCCCGCGGCTCAGTACGGGCACGCTGGCCAGCATCACGGTACGGGCGCGCCCGGGTGTCCCGTTGACCTGCACCATCACCACGACGAGCACTGCGAGCGGCCCGAGGCCGTCGAGCGCTGGCTCGCCGCCTGGCAGGCCTTCGCCGACGTGACGCCGATTCCCGCCAAGGGCGACATCGTGCCGGGGGCCGCGGTGCTGCGCGAGGCCACCGAAGCGGCCATCAAGTCCGCGGTGCGCGTCGAGATCACGCCCGCCATCCTGAGCGCCGCGAAGCCAACCGTTCCGTGGCTGACCGAGAAAGACCGACTCGCCGCGACCTTCCGCGCGGCAGGATTCGAGGTAGCACCGTGACCGACGCTGACCTGCAACGCATCGCCGACGAGCTCGGCGAGCCGATCGAGATCGTGCGCGAAATGTCGGACGCCATCGAGTGCTGCGCCGGCGAGGGGGCGCTCGAAGCGCGCAGCGACCGTTGGGAGCGAGCGCGCGACGCGGCCTACGACGCCCCCGGGGCGGCCGAGGCGCAGTTGCCCAACCTCGACGCGGCGATCGAAACCGCGTTGCGGGTGCGGATCGACGACGAGGTGCTCGCCGCGGCCGTCGACTCGTTCAATCGAGACAGCATCGACACGGCGACCGAGCTCTCGGTCGCCGTCACAGCCGCGTTCCGCGCGGCAGGATTCGAGGTAGAGCAGTGACGCAGGGGATCACGTCGGCCGCAGCGCCGGCGAACATGCAGGCCGGCGCCATGCCGACCACGGGGCGATGGGGTTGGTACAAGGATCACGAGGGGCGCGAGTACCGGCGCGTGTCGACGCTGGTCAAGAAGGTCGAGACCGACACGCACGGCCTCGACAAATGGAAGCTGCGGCAGGTCGCCGAGGGCCTCGCGCAGCGCGACGACCTCGTGCTCGCCATCAAGGCGATGGGGCGGCCGGATCCCGTGGCAGGGTGGTCGAGGGACGAGAAAAACCTGCTCAACGGCTTCGCCGACACGGCCATGGAAGTCGCCAAGACCGGTAAGGGCGACGGCGCCAAGATCGGGACCGCCGTGCATACGCTGACCGAGCGGCTCGACCGCGGCGAGGACGTCGAGGCGGTCGCCAAGGGCCTTCCGGCGCTCGTCGCGCAGACCGTGCGGGCCTATGACGCCCTGCGCAAGCTGAACGGGTGGCGCACGGTCGAGATCGAGCGCACGGTCGTCTGCGAGCAGCTCGAAGTCGCCGGCACCTTCGACCGCATCGAGCTCGTGCCCGGCCTGGCCGCGCTGCTCGGCCACGGCGAATGTCAGTATGGGCACGTCGCCAAGGGCGAGTTTCACCACCCGCACGAGCAGCGGATCGACGGCGACCTCGCGGTCGTCGTCGACGTGAAGACCGAAGAGCAGCCATGGCTTAACGGCCTGCACATCGGCCCGCAGCTCGGCATCTACTCGCGGGCCCGGAAGATGTTCGTGCCCACGGGCGGGTATCACGTGCTGCTCGACCACAAGGGCGAGCCGCTGCTCGATAGCCGCGGGCAGGAAGTGACGGCGCCAAATGGCCGCTACGACCCGGCGCCGTGCGTGCGGCAAGACGTGGCAATCGTCGTGCACCTGCGCGACGGCAACGCCAATCCGTTGTTCGTCAACCTCACCGAGGGATGGGACGCGGCCGTCGCGGCGTACGAGCAAATGAACCGAGAGTCGCGCGCTAAGCGCAAGCTCGGCGCGGCCGGCGCATGGTTCGTCCCGGTACCCAACATCGAAAAGCCGCGGCCGTTGCAGACCTTCGTTGAGACAGCCGCGGCCGGCGACTACGCCAACCCCTACCGGCCCGGGCCCGGGCAGGCCGCGATGGGGCCGATCCCTGAGCGCTTCGCGGCGCCGGCGCCCGCGGCCAGCGAGCCGCCGCAGTACAAGGTCGGCGACGTCGTGACCGTGGCGGGCGTCGACTTCGTGAAGCACGCCGAGCCGCCCCGGGTCGAGCCGGTCGAATTCGTGGCGTCGCAGGACGGGGCCGGAAACGTGCATTGGGTGCCGGCCGATGGGAGCTGCTACGTGCTGCCGAACGGCGATTGTGTCGGCGTCGGGCCCTGCCCGCATACCCCCGAGCCGGCCCCCGTCGAGCCGGCGCCGCCGGCCGCGGGCGACCTCGGCGTGCTGCTGATCGAGGCCATTTGGCGCGTGGTCACCACGGACGGCCTGGCGATCCTGTGGAACATGGCCCGGGACCGCGGCGTGCCATGGACCGGGCCCGTCAAGCTCGCCGGCGACGCTCGCCGGCGACAGATCGAGTGTCCGCAGCGGGCCCTGCATACGGGTGGCGGGAAATGCGCCTGCGGGTGGATGCCCCCCGTTCCGGCCTAGCGATTCTGCTAGCTAGGTGCTAGGTTGTACGTAGCACGGCAACGGCCCCCGGGGCTCATGCGGAAACCGAGCCGCAAGGGCCCCGGGCGGCGCCCGGGGCGGTAGCTCAGAGGATAGAGCGGATCCACTCGTGATTGGTCGCAGGTTCGATTCCTGCCCGCCCCACGTCCAGCGCGTAGGCGCACGACAACGAAAACCGATCTCAGAAAGCAGGCACCGTGACCAACCCGTTTGAGCAGGCAGCGCCCGCTCAGCAGCCGCAGCAGCCCGCGGCCGTCAACCCCTTCGCGGCCCCCGCCGCGCCGGCGGCGCCGCAGGCGTACGCCCCGCAACAGCCCGCGGCCCCCGCGCCGCCGGCGCAGCCCGCCGGCAACCCCTTCGCCCCGAGCGTGCCGCAGCAGCCGGCCGCGCCGGCACAGCCCGCGTACGCCCCGCAGCAGCCCGCCTACGCGCCGGCCGCCCCGCAGGGTTACGCGCCGCAGCAGCAGGCGCCGCAGGCGTACGCCGCGCCGGCTCAGCCGGCCGTGGGTGCACCGCCGGCCCTGAACGTCGGCGACCTGCGCGGCGCCGGCGCGCCCCCGCCCACGGGCGGCAAGGGTGCGAAGCTCGCCGACATGTACGGCCGGCTCGTCCTGTGCTTCCCGCTCTCGATCTCGCGGGTGGCGCGAAACTCGCAGTACATCACCCCCGAGCAGCGCCAGCGGGGCGACCTCGACCAAGAGCGCATGGTCGTCACGGTCGTCGTGCTCGACGATGGGCAGGGGGGCATGCAGCCGATCGCCTACGGTGGCGCGCCGTACGCCCTGCCGCCCACGCCGCACACTACGAGCGAGCCGCTGCCGTACGTGCGTAAGGCCATGTGGATCACGCAGACGAAGCTCATCGAGCAGCTTCGCCCGTTCCTGCCGGCGGGCCCGACCGGTACCCCCGGGATGGTCGCCGGCCGCGTCGTCAAGGCCGGCCCGCAGGGCAACGACCCGTGGTACTTGCAGGGCGCGACCGAGGCCGATATCGCGCTCGCAGGTCAGTACTTGCAGCTCGTGCAGTCGAGCCAGTACCCGCACCCGCTGGCCTAGCGTGCGTCTGCACATCGTGGCTATCGGCCGCCCCGCCCCGCAGGGCTCAAAGCAGCTCGGCGGGGCGGGGCAGTTGTTAGAGCAGTCGACCTATCTGCCGGCCTGGCGCCAGGCAGTCAAGATCGCTGCCTTCGAGGCGTACCGAGCAGCGGGCATCGAGCCGGCGGCGCTGCCGCTCTTCGCGGCCACCGTGCCCGTCACGATCGAGCTCTGCACGTTTTTCGTGGGGCCCGATCAGTGCCGCGCCGAGGGCACCGACGAGCCGCTCGGCACCCCCGATATCGACAAGCTGCTGCGCTCGACGCTCGACGCGCTCGGCGGGCAGAAAGGCGGGTCGGCGCGGCTATTCGCCGACGACTCGCAAGTGAGCAGGATTCGCAACCTGAGCAAAGAGCGGGCCTCGGCAGGCAAGCCGACCGGGGCATACATCGTCATTTCTGACGGGAGAGATTGAGGCTATGGGAACGATCTACCGGGTCACCGTGACCAAAGAGACCACGGACGACAAGGGTGGCCACGAGGGCGATGAGACGCTCTTCGAGCTCGCCGGATCGGCCACGATGATCGGCCGGCTCGCGCCGGCCGCGGTGCTCGACGCGCTGATCACGGACGAGCACGAGGGCGCCTACGGCGTGGCGCCGCCCGTGCCGCAGCAGCAGGTGCTCGCCGATCGCGTATGGGATGCGGCCGTGGCCAACGGCACCGTGCCGGCGGCGCCGGCCGAGGCCGAGGCGGCGCAGTCCGAAAAGCCGCGCCGGACGCGGCGCACAAAGCAGCAGATCGCCGAGGACAAGGCGAAGGAAGAGCAGCAGGCCGCGATGCAGGCGCACGTCAACAGCGTCGGGCAGGGCGGCCCGGGCGGCGAGGTCGCGGCGGTCCCGCCGGCGGCCGAGGCCTGGCCCGCGGCGCCGAGCATGCCGGGGGCGCCGGCGGGACCGCAGGGCGAGCCGGTCTACAACCCCTTCGGCTAGGGGTTGGTGGTGGCCACGACGCTCGGGTCGTCCTTCGGACCAACGGGCGCCGTGGCCACGCTCGTCAGCAGGGAGACCAGCGCGCCGCCACCGAGCGCCGAGAGCAGCACGAGCGGGCTGTTGTGCAGCACGTTGGCCATGTCCGCGGGAATGGTCAGCAGGCCGGCCTGCGCCGCGGTGCGCACCGCGCGGTCGAAGGCCTGGCGCCAGAAATTGCGGCCGTAGGTTCTCATACCCGCAGCGTACGCCCGCTAGTCCCGTAGCGGTTGGCAGCGCGCGAGCCGGTAGACGCCGAGCCAACCTTCGTAGCTCTTGCGCCCGGTCGGCGTCGCCGCGGTGGCGAAGGCGTCGAGCTGCGAGCCGAACAGCGCGCAGTAAAATTGCCTGTTCGATTCCGCGGTCGCAGCCTTGTCGGCCTCGGCGCGAGCCAGCGTCGCAGCCTTGTCGGCCTCGTATCGAGCGACGAGGGCCCGAGCGTTCCGGTCTGCCAGCGCCGTCGAGATCACAGCCGACACGACCACCATGGCGGCAATCGAGATCATGATGACGGCGAGCCAGTAGACCGGAACGGCGATCGTCCTACGCGGGGGCTGCTGCGTCATCCGATCACGCTCCGGACAACGGCGAAGCCGAGGACGGCGGCGCTGGATCCCCCGCTGACGGTGAGGACGGCGACCCGGTACCACCTCGGAGTGCCTGCGCGAACGACGTGACGCCGAGCGCTGCTGACGGGCCCCCGAGCAGCGACCCCCCGAGTATCAGCACCGCGTCTCTGATCTCCGGACGGGATACCTCCCAAAAGACCAGCACTAGGCCCGCCACGAAGAGCGCCACGTCCCGAGTGACTACCCACCAGGGAGGTAACACCCGCGATTCCTGCGACTGTGCGCTCACTCATGATCCACCTATCTAGGCTGACGTCGGACGCTTGTACGTCAAGCTACCCGAGGGGCGCCCCGTTGATGCGGATTGCCCCCGGGGCGCTTGTAATTCCCGGGGGCAATTCTTAAGGCCACCTTAGGCGAAAGGGTACGGACCGTGACCCCCGGTCGATCCTTACCATTCCGCCCTATCAGGCAGGCTTTGCGAGCAGCAGGTCGGCGATGCTCGCCGCCCGGTCGGCGCCGTAGATCGAGCGCAGCAGCTCGGCCGCATCGGCGTCCGACTGGCTCGTCCCGAGGCCGCCGAGCACGCCCTCGACCGTGCCGGCCTCGACCTGATCGAGGCGCGCCAGCACCGCGGCGAGCTCGGCGTCGTCCTCGGCTGCCTCGCGGTTGACGGTCGCGGCCAGCGCCTTCGTCAGGGTGAGCAGGGCGTCGACCTTGTCGTCGGTCTTCAGCCCGAGCGCCTTGAGAAAATCCGTGTTCTTGACCGCGAAGGCGAGGGCGCTGGCCCACGTCATGAGGCCGTTGTCGGTGCCACTCGCCGGCCGCGCGACCTGCGCCAGACTGTCACCGTTGGTGTTGTACGCCTGCACCCTGTCACCGTTGACGGCCGCGTAAATCGCGGCCTTGCCCGCCTCGCTGTTGAGCGCGGCGATCACGTCGGCTTGACTCACGTCGTCACCATCCCCTTCGAGCAGCCCCCACGGGCGCGTGTCGCTTTCGGTGCTGGTCAGATACCGGGCGCTGAAATGAGCGTGCTCAGTGTGCGCGTTCTTGCCCGTGTAGTCGTGCCACTCTTCCCATCCCCACGACGCCGAAATGATCCGGCGGTTGTAGATGATGTTTTGCAGGCGGTTGTCGCGGCCCTCGCGGTGCCGAGTGACGATGATCGCTAGGCGATTCTGCATCGTCACGCCCGCCTTGCGCAGGTCGTCGTCGACGTCGATCGCGTGCACTTCGTTCTTGTCGTCGGCGTCCTCGTACGGCGTGTTACCGGTCTCGTCCGGGTTGTGGTCGCTGCTGCTCGCAGCGTGCCCCGTGTCGCCGATCGAGCCGTCGCTCGCTTTGTCCCGGTCGGGCGCGAGCTCGTTGAACTCGTTGCGCAGCGCGACGAGGCACGGAACGAGTATCCAGCTTGCCACTGCTGCCCCCTCTCTGCGGCCACGAAGTGCGGCCACACTTCGAGGGTAGCCCTAGCAGCTATAGGTCGGTGCCGGTGTCCGGCACGGTGAGGTTGACGTCGATAATCGTGATGTTGATGCCGCCGGTATCGGCGAGCACCTGCGTTGCGCCCGAACCGATCCGGGTATAGGTCAGGATGAATGAGGCCCCCGAAACATCGGTCGCAGGGTGAATCCATCCGATGATGACGCCGAGGCTGTTGAGGTCGGTGGCCGCGGCTTCCGTCCGGCCGAGCTCGGTCGAGCTCGTGGTCGCCGGCGAGCCGGTATCCGACCACCTGAGCGTGAACTTCGCCCGGTCGGTGCTCGCGTTCACGTCGGCCCGCAGGTGATCCACGATCACCATGTACGAGTGACCACCGATCAGGTTCACGCCATCGACGCGCAGCACGCCCGCCTCGACGCCCGAGGTCGGCGTGCTGCTTGCCGGCGCCGCCGCTCGGTTGCCCCGGGCCACCATATGCGGAATTTCCTCGATGTAGACGACCTCGCCTGCTGCCGGCATGACTGCCCCTCTCTCCCTAAAGCGCCCAACGTACAGGGGTGGCGAGGTGCACGGGCTCGCCGATGGCGTGCGTCTTGACGATGCCGTTGACCGACCGGGTAACGGTGGCGGTCTGCGTGAAGGGGCCCGTGCCGGCCGCGGCCGTCATGGCGGTCACGGTGACCACCTCGCCGCCCACTTTCCACGTATAGGGCGTATTCCGGGACCAAATGTCCCTGCGGCGTACGGTCGTGATGTCCCAGAGCGTTTCGGTCAGCGTCATGGCCTCGGCCAACGTGGTCGTCTTGGCGTCGTAGCGCGAGCGGTCTTCCGCCCACGTGGCGACCCGGTAGACGTCGGCCGGCGAGCACGACAGGGTGACTTTCCACACGTTGCGGCCGATGGTCTGCTTGATGCCCTCGATAAAGAGGTCGATCACCGTGCCGGCGATCTGCTCTTTGGGGTTGACGATCTGAATCCGCGAGCCGATCCGGCACGCCAGGAATTGCGGAATGAGGTCGGGATTTCCGAGCAGGTCGAGCTCGACTACGGGCCAGCGCATTTCGTCGAGCGAGGTCAGCGCGGTTTGCCAGCTTGCCCAATTGGCGAGCCGGTAGTCGGCAACGATGTTGATCTCGGTGCTGTCAGGAATCACGCCGCGCTTGGCGATCGACTCGTCGTTCTGATAGGTCGCCGACGAGCCGCCGATGCGGCTGACCGTCCAGCGGTTGCGTAGGCGCTGATCGTCGTCGGTCGGCTTCGGGGCCTCGCCGAGGTCGCCGGCCGCCCAATCGAGCGTCATGGCTACGGGAGCGTTGTAGAGCACCGTCCGCGGAATGTAGGTCAGCCCGCCGGCGCGCTCGGCGAAAATGCCCCCGTCGACCTTCGCGGCCTCGCGCAGCAGGTCGAGGAAGCGGCCCGGAAGCTGCCGACCCATCGGCTCAGAGATCGTCGTCGGCTTGTTGGCCATTACGACGCCTTCCTCGTTAGCGAGCCGCACGATCCGGTCGGCCGCTTCCTCGTTCCGGTAGCCGTCCGCTACGAGCAGAAACTCGGTCGTGACGTAGGGGAGCGTTTGCGGGCCGAGCCAGAAGTGCCCAAAGAGCATGTCGACGAGCGCGGTGGCGCCGATCAACCGCGCCTCGTTGACGCGCCCCGCGGTGCCCGCCACCGTGTTACCGATAAACCACCAGGTGGTGACGCCGACTTGATTCCAGACGATGCGCCACGAGATATTGCCGCCGCTCTGACTGGCCTCGAAGTCCAGAGAGAAGACCTTGCGGGGGTCGATCACGTAGACCGCGAGCACCGAGTCGACAAGCTTCGTGCCGTCGCCGTTGTAGCCCTCGACGTAGAAACCGAGGTTGTTGGCGATCACGCGCCACCTCGTGATGGTGCCGCTCGTGCGGTACTCGACGAGGCACGTGTCGGCCGCCGGCAGCGCGGCCAGCTTGTAGAAACCGAGGCACGAAATCGCGCTCGTCGAGTCGGCCGTGGCCTGCATGATGACCGAGCTCGTCGTCGCGTCGAGCTTCGCCATCGTCGAGGCACCGAGCAGGTTGTCGCTGTCGGCCGCGAAAGTGACGCCCTTGACCTGAGCAGCGTGCCCCCGCGGGAGGGCTGAGGCGGCCGTAGCCGAGCCTTCGGCGTCCTCGAAGGGCCAGTAGCCCGCGGGGCCGTATCCGGGTAGCTGGCGCCTCAGGGGGGATTGCAGCGGGTCGCGGCCGACGTCGAGCCGGCGCAGCGGGCCGGCCGCGGCGAGCGGCAGCGTGGCGTCGTTGCCGCTCTTGTCCCACGTGGGAGGCCACTCGGGCACGTTGCCCGTCCAGAGCAGCGCATCGACCTTGAAGTCGTCGATCGAGGCGGTCAGCGTGCCGACGTTGGTATTGCCGGCGAATCGCCACTGGTAGAAACCGAAGCCGGCGCCCTCGTGGGTCGCATCGTTAACGGCCACGTCCCACGTCAGGGGCTCGGCCGTGACCAGGCCCGACCACACTTTCGCTCGGATCGTGTTGCCCTGAACGCGAACCTTCGTCCAGACCTTCGAGCCGGCCGAGTAGGTGGCCGCGGTGGTCAGATTCTCGATCAACGTCGTGTTGCTGCCGGCGGTCGTTCTGACGATCTTCGTCGTCACGACACCCGCCGGCTTGAGCTCGGTGTAGACGCGATAGTGATTCGACTCGTCGACCATGCGGAAGCGGATAATCGAGATCCACGGCGCTCCCGTGGTAACCGCGTTGATCGCTACCGAGTAGATCGCCTCGAAGTCCAGCGCCGCCGCGCCGCCGAGCGTGATGGGGTTGGCAGTATTGGCCGAGGGAAGCCCGATCGTGCCGACCCCCGATTGCACTGACCAGCCCCCGCCGGAATGTGTCCACGTCTGCCCGCCCGAGGACGTGCCCCAACCGCCGTTGGCGGCGATGGTCCGGTTACTGAAATCGTCAGACGCGATGGGTAGGCGGTACCGGATCGGCGTGTTGACGCCGATCCGGCCATAGAGCTCGCTGACCGGATTGCGCGGTGAGAGCAGGCCGTCGCGCAGGTCGAATTCGAGGCCGGAGTCGCTCGCCTCGACGTCGCTGGCCTCGTCGTCGCGCCCCGTGTTGAGGTCGACATCGGTGGCCTGCCGGCGGTAGGCCGAGATATCCCGCCACGTCCAGCTAGACGAGGCGCCATCCGGGTTGGCGTCCGGGGCGATGTCGACGCGCAGATCAGGCATTACGCCACCCCCACGATCGGGCCCTTGACGCGGATCGACTTTTTGAGCCAGCGCCGGAACTCGGTTTCGGCGCCGAGCACTTCGAGCACGATCGGGCGGTCGTCACGGCCGCCGAGGTGCTCGCTGGCGCGGTTGAGCGGCACGACCGCCTCGTCGTCGCCCCCCTCGCCGACGTTGACCAGCGTGCCCCCGTTGCGGGCCTTGACGACTCCACCGTCCGCGAGCTGCGGGATCCGGGGCACGCCAATCGAGCCGCCACCGAAGTTCATACCGAGCACCGAGAATGACGGGATTGTGAAGCGTAGCCCATTCCATTTCCCGATCACGTAATTAATGGCGTGACGGAAACCATTCATCATTCCGTCCCACATGCCGCGGAATTTATTAGACACCTTGCCGGGAATCGACATCAAGAAATTGACGTAACTAACCCACTTATTCCAGAGCCAAGAAATGGCGCTGCCGACCCATCCCTTGAGCTTGCCGAGCAGGCCCCACCAGAAACCGAAATAGGTCTGCATGGCGTTCCATACCCACTTCGCCATTCCGGCGATCTTGTTTCCGACCGCTACGAAGAATCCGGCGAACGGGCCAGCGAACCATGCGCCTACCCGCTTCATGAATCCCCAAACCGCGGACCAAATGGTCTGGAAAAACTGCGTTTTGGTCGCAAGGTAGACGATGACGGCGATCAGGGCGATGATGCCGAGCACGATCCACGTCACGGGGGAGAGGGCTAGGGCCGCGTTCCACGCCCACTGAACGGCCACCATGACGCCGATGGCCGCGGCCAGCACGCCGAGGCCGATGGCGAGCGGCGTGACCCACGACGAGTTGCGTTGCAGGAAGCCGAACGTCGCTTCGATCGCCGGAATGGCCTTAGCGAGCTGCTCGACGAGCGCCCCCTGTGCGGCCCTCTTGAAGCCTTCGAGCTTCGTCTTCGCGTTGTCGTTCAGGGTCACGCCGAGCTTGTCGGCGCTGCCGGCCGCGTCATCCATTCCGGTCGAGGCCGCGGTTAGGCCCTTGAGGAATTTCGGGATCTCGGTCACGCTCAGGTCTTCGAGCGGCGTGCCGAACAGCGCTAGCGCTGCCTGACTCTGCTTGACGGGATCTTTGATCCCCACGAGGCCGTTAATGATCTGATCGAAGGCCTTAGCGCCGTCCTCGCCGCCCTTGAGCAGCTTGCGCGACATGTCCTCTTGTGACATGCCGAGGGCGTCGTATCCGGCCTTGCTCGCCTTTGACATATCGGTAGCTCGGATCGTGAACTCTTTGAGCGCGTCGCCGGTTTTGTCGATGCCGTACATGCCCTTTTCGGCGCCCTTGACGAGCAGCCCGAAGGCCTGCTCGCCCTTGACGCCGATCGAGGCCAGAAAGGGGCCGTACTCGTCAACCGCGTCGAGCAGGTCTTCGCGGACGGCCGCCGGCACCTGCTGCATCGAGTAGGTGATGAGGTCGAGGGCCTGCGTGGCATCCTTGGCGAGGCCCGACTTCACTGCCTGGCCCGCCACCTGCGAGGCCCGGGAAACGTCGATCTCGAAGGCCTTGGCGAGATTCATGACCTTCGCCGTGACCTTCTCGACGCCATCCTTGCCGAGCGCGTCGAAGCTGGTTTTGACGGCGCCGATGGCGGTGGTCACGTCATCCATCGACGCGCCGAAGCCCTTCGTGTAGAGGCTGCCGGCGAGCTTGCCGAGGTTTTCGGCCTCTTTGCCCTCGGCGCCGAGCTGCGCCGCGAGCTTGTCGGTAGCGACCTCGGAATCGAGGGCGCCGGAGAGGGCCGTCATGAGCGCAGCGCCGACGAGGGCGCCGCCCACGGCCGCCCCCGCCTGCACGCGCCCCCACGTCTTTTTGAGCCGGCCCTCGACGTCTTTGGCGCCCTTGTCGACGCCCTTCGGGTCGATGCCGATCTCAATGAGCAGGTCTGCCAGAGTCGACACTTTCCACCTTCCCGCCCATTTGCTTGTTGAGGCGCTTGACCGCTCGCAACATGTCCTCGCCCGACATCGGGCCCTGCTTCGGGGCCTCGTGCCCCCACTTCGGTAGGAACGTCTTAGCCTCGTAGGGCCGCTGTTTCTTGCTCCTGTTCAGGTTGGCGAGCGTCGCCTGCAACATGGCGAAAAGGTGGTCGAGCCGCTCGTCGCCGATCGGCCCGCTCACATTCTCGTACGCCTGCCACTCGGTCAGCTCGCGCGAGCTGATACGGCCGAGCAGCTCTTCGACGGTGCAGCCCAGAGCGAGAGCTAGTCGGAAATAGCGTCTTCGTCCCGGGTCGCGCCGAAATCCTCGGTCAGCTTCTCGACGTCCTCGTCACCCATACCCGCGAGCTTCTTGCAGGCGTCGAAGAGCCGATCGATCGGCGCCGCGTTGCGCCGGCCGAGGGCCGACACGTCCTCGGCACTGAACAGCGCCCGCCCCTCGGCGTCGACCGCGCAGAGCACGATCAGCTTCACGCGGGCGTTGCGCAGGTTCATCTTGCGGTCATTGCCGTTGGTCTGGATCAACGACTGCTCGTACGCGTCCCGCTGCGTGCCCGAGATCGACTTGAGGCGCACCTCGCCGCCCCATTCGGGGCACTCGACGGTCTCGTATTTGCGGTCGTCGGCCGCGAGAATTTCTTCTCTGCCCAGCAGTGCCATTTGGTCTCTCTCCCTTTGCGCTTAGCTACCGGTCGCGGCGAGCGTCGGCTTACCGCTGACCTTGACCGTCATGGTGCGTGACATCTTGTCGTCGTAGGGGAACTCGTCGCCGAGCGTCGTCATGATCCCCTTGATTGACCACGTGTATTCGTCGTCGGTGCCGGGCAGAATCACGATCTGATAGTTGCGCGGCGCCGTGTCGTCGAAATCGTCGTCGAGGTCGTGCGTGGCCTCGGCCGGGTCGTAGTTGATGTCGAGGCTCAGCTCGCCACCGTCCTTCAGACCGCCGATGAATTCCATCCACTGCCCGGGCGAGTCGTGCGCCGTGACGTCGATGGTCTCCCGGGTGCGCTCCGGCCCGCCGATGTTGGTGACGTTGGCGATGGTCTCGAAGACCGTGCCGGGTACGAGTGTGGTGGCCCGCTTGAAGAGCGTGCCGAATCCGTCGCGTCCGCTCATCGCGGGAGCCTCCCTATGTCAGTTGGTCGGTAATGACCCTGAACCTGAGTACATGATGCCTGATCTCAGGGTCCGGGTCCGTAAGTGCCTGGTCGAATTCGCTGCGGATAGAGACGATCTTGTGCCCGAGCGGGACCAAAAGGGCGTTCAGGGCCTCGACTTGATGGTCGAGCAGCTCGACGATCCGGTCGGCGATCGTCTGGCCCGGGCCGTTGCTACGGGCCTTCGTCCACACGTGCAGGGTGATCGTGACCTCGCGGCCGTAACCGCCGTGGTCGTTGTCCGGGATGCTGAGGTGGTCGCCGAGGCGTACGTACGGCTTCGGCGTGCTCTCGGTGACCTGATCGAGGACGCGGCTAGGCCCGCCGAGCAGCGTCGTTAGCGCCGCGTCGCCGCCGAGGCGCGCGACGAACACCTTTTGCAGGGGCGTCACGGGGGATTTGCTCGCTACGGGCATCGTCACAACTTCCTGAGCTCGGCTTTTACCTCGTCGGTCAGCCTCTTGGCGAAGCGGCGCCGGATCATCTGAATGACGGGCGTCACGAAGTCGTTGGCGGGGGTGTCGCTCGTGCCGTGGATCACGAAGGTTGCCTTTTTGTCCGTGATGACGGCCGCGCCGGCGAGGCCCCCCTTCGAGAGCTCTTCCTGAATCGACCGCCGTAGCTCCCCGGTCAGCACGGGGGAGAGGCGCCGCAAGTCCTGCGCGGCCTCGTGCGTTTCGGCCTTAATCGTCTTGCGGGCAGCGCGTTCCAGCACCTCGGGCAGGCCCCGCAGCTTCCTTTCGAGCTGGTCAAGGCCCTTGATGACGGTCTTAGCCACGGCCGCCTACCTTCGCCGTGCCTGCTGCGCCTGCCAGTGCAGATCACGACGAATCGCCGCGACGTCGCCGGCGATCGAGAGCAGCGACCACGCGATGCTGACGAGAGGGCCCTGAGCGGCCGTCTCGCCGATCGCCCGGGCCGCTTTGAGCCTCGCGGTGCCGTCGCCCTCGTCGGGCCGCTCAGGGGCGCTCACAGCTTCGGCGTCCGGGGCTTACGGGTGGCCCGGGGCGGCGCGACGACCGCGGCCTCGGTCGCCGAGTGCGGCGCCGGCGCGTCGACCGGGAGCTCGCTCGGCGCCGGCGCACGCACGGGCAGGGCGCCGAGCACGAGGTCGGTCAGCCATCCCGGGTAGCGGTCGGCCTCGTCGGGCAGCACGTAGCCGAGGCCCTCGACACCCTGCGCGAGCCGCAGCAGCTCGGCGCCGCGGTGCTCGGCGAGCTCTTCGACCTCAGCGAGATCGTTTTCGGCCTGGCCGAGGCGGTCGTGCAGGTCGCCGGAATTTGCGGCCGCACTTGCGGGCGCGTCGTCGTCGACCGAGAGCTCGACGACCATCGGGACCCAATCGTGCGGGTAGGCCTCGACGACCGGGTGCCGCGCGTCGGCGAGCGTCTTGCCGCGGGCGACGCGGTACTTCGTGCCGTCCGGCGCCTTCGCAATGCCGTCCCGCTTCGATACGACGATCGATGTCATAACGCCTGCTCTCGTAGGTTGTGGATCCGCTGCGCCTGCCTCGGGAGGTCGGCCGACCGCCACTCTCGGAAGGCCTGGCGGTCGCCCCGGTACTGCCGCCGGCTGTTCACGCGCTCGTACTGCTCGTCGGTGCTCGCCTTGCCGGCGACCGGGTGCATATGCTCGATCAGCACCTCGGGCAGATAACGCAGGCAGCCGGCCTCGACGCCGAGGTCTCTGACCGCATTATCGCAGTACAGGTGCTCAACGGGGGCCGGCACCATGGCGCCGAGCTCGCGGACGATATCCGACGTCATGGCCCATTGGGTCGGCAGATTCTCGTGCTGATAACCGTCGTCGCCGTACACGATGCCCGTGCCGAGCTCGTACAGCGCGTCGAGGTAAGTGCGTACCCAACCGCGGGTGCGCGGCAGGTGGTCGTCGCCGGCGAAGCCGAGCGCGAAGGTGTCGGAGTAGCGGGCGCGGCCGACCGCGAAGGTGTTGAGCTTCGGCACGAGCGGCTTCCATGTCGGGATGCTGCCCATACGCCAACCCCCCGGGGCGGCGCGTGCGAACACGTCGGCGTACTTCTCGCGCTGCGGGTCGTCGATGTCGATGACGAAGAGCAGCTCGGCGCCCTCGGCGTAGGCGTTGGTGTCGTGCCACGCCTGCATGACCCGCGGCACGGCCTCGGGCCGCGAGCGAGTCGGGACGATGATCGTCAGCTCGACACTCATGATCGGGGCGGCCACAACCATTGGCCCGGGCCGTCACCGGGGCCGACGTTGTACTCGTGGAATCCCCCCGCGGCGCCGGGGGTGAACACCCACAGGTGCACGTGCTCGTCGGAGTCGAGCGACGGAATGGCGCCCGCCTCGACGCCTCGGGGGTCGAGGGTCTCGACGTCGGCCGTGACGATGGCGGCGCGTATGGCGTTGAAGCCCTGCTTGCCGCGGTAACGGAGGATTCGGCCCGTGGTCGGTTTCATGGCCCGATCATACCTGCTAGCTATCGCTCAGCGGGTGCCACGCGAAATAGGGGTGCTCGACGGCCGGCCGCGGGCCGCTCGGCGCGATGGCCGAGGGCTGCTGCCAGCTTGACCGCGCGGCAGACCAGAGGTAGTGGTACATGATCTTGTCGATAAAGACTTCTGAGCTCAGGTACGGTCTGACCTGCTTGACCCATACCCGATCTTCAGCACGCCGCGGGCGCGCGTGCGCGAACAGGCCTTGCCGCGCGTGCTCGGTCCGTACCGGGTCAACGTGGGTGAAGTCGCGGTAGAGCAGGCCCTCGCTCGACCGCCCCCACTTCGGCCACCTGAGCGAGTGCTCGACGATTTCGTGCCCTGCGTTTCCGGCATCGTCGAGCGTCGAAAATTCGAGGTTGAAACCGACGTGATCCGGCCTCTCGGCGAGCGCCCGCACGATCTCGGCGACGTAGTACTCGGGCACGAGGTCGTCGTCGTCGACGAAGCTGACGTACTCGGTGCCCGCGTCGGCGATCATGCGATCGCGGATTTCGGCGAGCCGCGGGTCGCCAGCGTTCAGCCACGCGACCACCCGTACGCGCCCCTCGTGCTCGTCGAGCTGCGGCAGCAGGCGGTCGAGCAGCCGCAGAAAGAGCGGCTCGCGCTGGCCGATGGTCGGTATGAGAATCGTCCATGTCGGCGACGTCATGGCAGCTCGCGCTGCCCCTCGGGCTGGATCTGCTCGCAATCGGCGCGCAGGTAGACGGGCTCGCTCGGATGGATCGTGTACTTCACGCGCAGGTGGTCGCCGTCCGGCCGCCGCAGCTCGTCGCCGCGGCGCACGTCGGCGTCCGGCCGCAGGTGCACGATCATCGTCATCGACGAGCCGGCCTGCTGCGCCTCGATCTGCTCGGCCGCGGCCGGCTGACTGACCTTGGCGCGCACGGCCGCGGGCTGCTCGACGAGCGTTAGGACCGTGCCGCCCATGTCGTCGGGCACTTCGGTCGGGCGCCAGACCGTCAGCAGCTCGCGCAGCTCGTGCGCCCCGATCGGCGTCGTCATGCCCAAACCAACTCGCCGTCATCGTCGAGATACTGGCCGTTATAGGGGCTGACCAAGGTGACCGAGGTCAGCGACGAGCCAGTATCGCCGGCGGCCTTCCTGATCGCCGCCTCTTCGGCCTTCGTGAGGTAGACGGCCTCGCCGCCTTCGCGCTTCGCCCGGTCGTAGCTCTTCGAGCTGTCTCCGATCGAGCGCTGCGAGAGGGCCTCAGGGTTGCCGAAGGCGCGGTAGGCCACCTCGACGCAGATCGCTTGCACGCGCCGCGGGATAGCTTCGAGCGCCCCCGTGTCCTCGACGACCCACGTCTTGCCGGCCGTGTCCCTGATCAGCTCGCTCGCCGCGTCGAGAATGTCGGCCGCCCGGTCGGCCTCGTCGTCGACGGGGGCGTAACCGAGCTTCCGCCCGAGGCGGTCGAGGCTCGCCAGTGGCGGCAGGCGGTCGTCGTCGTCGGCGACGTAGAGCTGCCCGCGCTCGACGTCCGTGACGGCCCCGCTGACCGTCCACACGTAGGCGTACAGGCCGTAAAGATCGAGCGCCGCGGTCGTGCCGACGTAGATGCCGGTCGAGGGCGTCGTCGTGGTCACGGGGGCAGTCGTGCCGTCCGGCAGGGTGAGGGCGAGCTCGACCGTTGCCGCGGTCAGCGCGCCGGCGCCGTTGCGCACCTCGTGCCGCAGGGTGGCCGTATCGCCGGAGTCGTAGCGACGCATGCGGTACGCCCTCTCAGAACGTCGCAGGGCCCGCGGGCGCCGCGGGGGGTGGCAATTCCTCGGCCGGCATCGGCTCGCCCCCCTCGACGGGTACGAGGACGGCGCCCGGGTCCCGAGCGTCCGCACGCACGTCCCGCAGCTCGTCGAAGACGCTGCGAGGCTGAACGCGCGGACGCTCGGGGACGATCACGAGCCGTTGGTGATCTTGACGGCGCGCTTGAGCGACTTCGTGCTCGCCGGGTTGGCGGGCGCGTCCGGGTCGACCACGGTGGCCGTGCCCGCCCACGTGTTGACGAGCGAGCGGTCGGTCGTGTTGGTGTAGTCGTAGTCCATGATCCACCGGACGCCGATACCGCCCACGTAGCCGACGTCGCCCTGCGCCTCGTTCAGGCCCCGGGTGGTGCCCATCGAGACGCCCTGCGGCACCTTCGGCGCCCGCGCGGCCAGCACGAAGGCCGTGCGGTGGTACGCGAAGGCCTGACCGTCCTCGATCTCGCTCGTGGGAACGACGTTGAAGCCGGCGATGCGGCCGATCGTGCCCTCGGAGAGGGCGTCCGCGGCGCGCTGGCCCACGCTGTCGAAGCGCGTGAAGCGGTCCGACGTGATGATGTCTTCCTCGACCGAGGACGACACGAGCAGCGTGCGCTGCCCCTTCGGGACGTGCTGGTCGTTCAGCAGCCGGTTTGCCCGGGCCGCGATGAGGTACCAGTCGGACGAGCCGCTGACCACGAGGTCGGTGGCGTCCGCGTTGATGGTCATGCCGGCGGGGTAGGTCGCGTCCTGGATCTCGTCGACGATCATCTCTTCGAGCCCCTCGGCCACCGCGCGGATCTGCGGCATGAGAATCTGCCCGCCGAAGTCCGTGATGTCGAGCGTGAACTCTTCGTCAGTGATCGGGGCGCCGTTGTAGATGTCGGTGTCGAGCGTGACGGGCACGCCGAACTCGACCGAGGTGTCGTTGACGATCGGGGTACCCGCGCGCAGGGTGCGCTTACGGGCGGTCCGGCGCGCCGGCACCCGCATGGTCACGGTGTCGTTGAGCGCGCCGACGAACTCACCCGGGTTGATGGCGTCGGTCCACACGGTGCGCGCGACGACGAGCTCGCGGTACAGCAGACCAACCGCGGTGCGCGCGATAACGGTCGGCTTCAGAAAGGTGTTTGCCACCCTGAATTCCTCTCTACAAGCGGCCGGCCGTTTCCGGTACCGCGGGGCTTACTGCCGCGGAATGAGCTCCGCGAGCTTGCGGGGATCTGTCTCTTCGGGCGTGCTCTCGGTGCGGGGCGCCCCGGAACGGAGCGTTTCCTTCGGTCGGCCGCGCTGCGCGGTCGTCTGCTGCTGCGGCGCGCCCTCGGCGCTCTCGCCCTCGGCCTCGCTGTTGCCGCTCTTGAGATCGTCCGCGTAGAAATCACGGCCGTCCGACAAGAGCTCTTCCTTCGTCTTGCCCTGCAACCGCTCGGCCTTCTTGACCGAGATTTTGAGCTCGTCGGCGACCTCGCGGATCATCGTCTGCCGCTCGCTCTTCTCAGCCCGCTCGGCCATGGCGGTCATTTGCTGTTGGATCTTGTCGAGCTGCGACGCGGCCTTGTCTGCCTCGGCGGCCTTCGCCTTGAGCTCGTCGTAATCCGCGTACTTCTCTCGCTCGCGCTTGAGCCGATCCTGCACAACAGCGTTGAGCTCGGCCTGCGTGAACGTCTTGCCCCCGGTCGTCCCGGTATCGTCTGCCTGCGTCATTCCCCGGATCCCTCCGTATCCCGCGAAGCGCTCGCGGTAGCGTCTTGCAGGCCATTATCCATGCTCGCGGGTGGATTCCAACGAGGGATGGGCCCGCCGGCGGCCTTCGCCACTACGGGCGGCCGGTAATCGCCGTCCTGACGGGCTGCGGCACGCGTCGCCGAGGTCGTCATCGAGACACCTCCACGTCGAGATACCGGAGACCATCCGGGCCGATACCGTGGTCAGCTACGACCGTGGCCTTGAGCTTGCTCTGCAAGAGTAGTTCGGCTTCGAGGTCGGCGCCCGAGGCCTCGATCGCACCCGTTCCGCGGGGGATGAATATGCGCATCATCACGCCCGGATTGGCCGCGGACTTGCCGGCGAAGGCCTTAGCGCGCTTTTCGAGCGCCGAAACTGACCCGTAACCGTCTTCGAGCCATGAGAAACCGGTCAGATTGCCGCTCAGCGCCTCTCCGAAGACGCCCTTTCCCGTGCGCATTCCACGCCACGCAACGACGTCCGAGGCCAGTTTCGACGCCCCGAAGGCCTTATCGAGGTCGGAAATTGTGCCGGCGACGTCCTCGGCCGCGTAGCCATACGGCAGCGGCAGGCCGCGCAGCGAGTTATTGATCGCCGCGTATTCCGATCCCGTGTACGTGTTGACGGCCCGGGCCATGTCGTCCGTGAATTCCGGCGGCCGGCCGCCCTTCCGACCGAGGCCGAAGGGCGCCTCGGCGAGGGCCTCGACGTCGCCGACCGCGGTGGCGAGCCGCTCGTCGAAGCTGAGCCGCGGCGCTACCGGCGCGGTCGGCGAGGCCGGCCCCGCGGCGCCGAAGCCCCCGGGCGTGTCGTCCTCGCGCAGCTTCCGGCGCCAGACCTTGAGCGCCTCTTTGCCGCCCGTGCCCTTCGTGGCGTCTTTGAAGCGTTTGGCGAGGTCGATCACGGTTGTCGGGTCGTCGTTGCCGAAGACTGGCTCGGCCGTGCAGCCACAGTGCGGGTGCGGCTCGAAGTCGGCCCGCTTTTCGCTCTTGTAGGTCGGCCCCCGCGCGGCCAGCATCGAGCAAAAGGCGCACGGCGAGCCGCCCGTTACTCGCCGCCACCCGCGCGCCGCCGGGTCGGCGTCGACCGCGCCGAGCACCGTGCCGCGCTGGCCCGCCACGACGAGCGTGGCCGCGTCGCCGAGCACCTTGATTAAGCCGTTGTTGCCGGCGAAGTCGATGCCGGCGCCGGCGCGGCGCGCGTTGATGATGCCCGAGAGGCCGGCACCGCGCAGCTTGGCGGCGATCTCAGCGTCGCTCGGCGGGGCCGCGGGGCGTACGGAGCGCGCCGGCCCGCCGGCCTCGGCCTGCCGGAAGCGGGTCAAGTACTCGGCAGCCGACCGGGCGGCATCCTGGTTTCGGGCCCGAACGACCGCGGTGGCCGCGTCGACAAAGGTCCCGATCGTGCCCGAGAGGTTGGTCGGCGACACGGCCGACCAAAGCCGCTGCACGTCGCGCAGGGCCGCGGCTCTATGGCCGAGCTGCGCGACTCGCTGCTCGGCTGTCAAGGTGGCGCCCTGCGCGGTTTCGGCCACTACGCACGCGCGCCCGGGGGAAGAATGAGCTTCGACGGGGGCTGCTCGGCGCCGGCCGCCTGGCGGTCGAGGGTCGCCGTGAGGTTGGCCATGGCGTCGCCCTCGGCCCGGGTCGCTTTCCAGCGGCGCACGTCCTGCGCGGTCGCCCCCGGGATCCGGTCCCAAAGCTCTTCGGGCGGCACGCCGAGCTGAGCGGCCAGCTTGCCGAGGCCGTCGACGATGGCGCCGAAGGCCCGGGCCGAGTTGTCGCGCCAAACGACTTCGAGGTCGTCGGGCACGTCAACCGCCATGAGGTCGCCGACATTCTGCGACCACTGCTCATGCGACTCGCCGAGGCCGGTCTTCCGCTCGTCGATCTTGCGGTCGCGGCCGGCCTCAGCCGCCGCGAGGGCCTCGGCCGAGAGGTTGACGAGCTCGCCGATCAGCTCGTGCACGGGCGTCTCCGAGAGCGTGGCCGCGTACTTGAGCGTGGATTCGCGCGAGCGCAGGAAGCCGTCGAGGCTGGTCTCAGAGAATTCGCCGAGCTTTACCTCGTCCGGGTCGGCGTCGAAGGTCCACATTTGCGACGCGGCCGACTTGACGCGCTCTTGCGGGCTGCTCGGCGTCCAGCCGACCACCCAACGCTGACGGAAGGCCGCGTACCACTGCGCCGAGTGCAGGCCGAAGCTGGTCACGTCGGTCTGATCTTGAAGCGTGATCAGCGGCGCGACCTGGCCAGCGACCCACGTTTGCAGGGTGTCGCCCGGGGGCCCGCCCATGAGGTGGCGCGACTCTGGCTCGTCGTCGAGGTCGAGGTCTTCGACGTCGGAGTATTTGACGACCGGGCAGTAAGGCGAGCCGTGCACGGCCGGATCGGTGAGCAGGCCGAAGCGCTTCTTTTCCGGGTCGTAGCCGAGCTGATAGACGTGCGCCTCGTCATACAGCCGGAAAACGTCCCGCTTCCGGCGTCTTTCGAGCGCGTACTCGGGCCAATCGCCGTCCTCGTGATAGAGCGCCGTCATTTGGCGGGGCGACATCGGCCGCGAGACAGGGAACGGAACGCCCTGCGTCGTCACCATGTAGCCGAGGCCGTACGTGAATACCGCCCGGTACAGGCCGCTCTGCGCGCGGTCGAGGCGGTTGGCCTGCCACGCTGCCCATACGGGGGACGTGATGTCCTCTGGCTCGGCCGCCGGCTCGCCCGGGGGCGTGTCGCTGGCGGGCTGCGCGTTCACCCGCAGGTTGTCGACGAATAGCGATTGCACCATCGAGTTGACGACGATGGCGATCAGGTTGATACGCGAAATCCGTGCCAGCTCGCGCACCTCGCGCGGTGCGTCCCGGGGGATGACGAGCGGAAGCGCCTGCCGGCCCGTGGCGTAGCGGCGCAGCACATCGAGCTCTTGGCGCTCGGCATTCTGGATCCCGAGCAGGTGGTCGGCCAGCTCGATAGCGCCTTTTTCGTCGAGCACTAGAAGACCGCCTTTCCCGTAGAGCCGCCCGTGCGGCGCCGAACCTTGCCGCTGTTGAGCACGATCCTACGTCCCATACGCGCACCGACCATACAGACCGCGAGGTCGACGTGCTTATTGCTGTCTCGCGTGACCTTGCCGAGGCTGACGCCCCACGGATTGGTCCGGCGCTTTGCCTGATGAACGTGCGTTTGCAGCCGCGGGTCGCCGTCCCACGTCAGCGCGCCGTGCTCGTCGATGTCCGCGGCACACTGCATCGCGGCCTGCGTGAATTGCGCGTTTCGCTGCTGCCCGCCGGCGGTCTTGATACGCATATCGAAGAGCACCGAGTGCCCGGTTTTGACGCCCCCCGTGGCCCATACCTTGAGCTTTTTGCCGAAATCGCGGTGCCACGAATCGATGAGGGGCATCCAGTAGAGCTGCTCGGTGTCGTCGTCTTTCGCCGGCGAAGGGTCGACGCCGAACCATACGACCCGGTACTGCTCAAACGCCCATCGCACGGCGCCGTCGACCTCATCGCGGGGGGCGAGCCATCCCTCGCCGGCCTTGCCGCCCGGGCGCTCCCATTTGCCGAGCGTCATCACGTGCCCGTCAGACAGCCGGCAGGCCACGAGGCCCGTGGCGTCGCCGCTCTTCGAGCAGTCGAGAAACATGGCGATCTGATCGCCCTCGGGCACGACGATATCCGGCCTGGCCAGCGCGTTGAACTTGAGCGGCTCGACCCATGCGTCTTCGGCCGCGGCGAGGCCGTTGAGGTAGTACCGGATCGAGTCGGCGATCGGCGTCTCAGGGTCGAGCACCTCACCGTCGAGCCGCTCGAGGTCCGACCATGGGGCGTCCGCGTACGCCGCTTGCAGGCCGGCGCGCCGGCTCGCGTCGTCGAAGAGATCGGTATCCGGCGGCGCCTCGATCGAGTCGTAGAGAATGTCGATCCGGGGCGTCTTGCCCTCGACCTGCGCGCGCCACGCGCCGTAGGTCCGCTCGGCTACCGAATCTTGCCCCTGCGCGTGCGCGTTGGTGCCGTCGACCATGCGCGCTTGCAGGTGCGCAGGGCTCTTACCGACGTTGCGGCGCGACACCCGGGCGACGCGGTGCCCGCCACTGCTCTCGGTCATATGGTGCGTTTCGTTCAGGAAGATGAACGTCGCCGGGTCGCCCTCGGCCGAGCTCTCCGAGGCGGTCAGCACCTCGGTTCGGCCGCCCGTGCCCTTGATGATCGTGCGCGTTTCGCCACAATCGAGGTCGTAGTAGTCCCGCGCGGCCTTCCCGAGCAGGGCATTTGCCACCCTGAGCACGTCTTTGCTCTGCGCTTCCGAGTTACTGGCGATCTGCACGAGGGGCATCGAGTGCCGCTCGCCATGCCACCCATCGGCATCGAGCACGAGCTGCGAGGGCCCGATCAGCTCGATATTGCAGAGCGCGCCGCCGAACGGGTCTTTTCCCGTGCCCTTGGCGCCCCTCTTGGCACCGCGGCGGTAGTGCCAGCGCCCGCGGTTGTCGTATCGATACCAGAGAATCAAAAAGCGCTTTTGACCAGGCGTAAAACGCCAGTCGTCGCCAGTCTGATAGTCGGTCAGCCCCGGCTCGTCGGTCCGGCCTTCCGCCCAATCGATGATCTGCGGGCCGATCGAGGACGCGAGCAAGGCCAGCTTGCCGGCCTCGTCGGTCGGGTACGGCAGCGACACGAGCGCCCGGGTGCCGTACCACGGGTCGCGGCGGTATCCGGGCAGCACGAGGTCGTCGGCGACCGGGGGCGCCATGAGCGCCGCGATAGCCGCCCGTTCGGCGTCCGTCGTCCTCATGCGTGCCAGTGCCCCCGGCAACGGCACGGCCGGCCCTCGGCATGCGCGCGGGCGTGCGAGGCCGGCCGATCCACGTAGCTCGGCGTGCGCCAGTAGGCGAGCAGGCGTCGAAGCGTCTTCACAGGATGGGGCCGATCTTGTCTTTGAGGGCGCCTTCGAGCTCGTCGAGGGCCCGGGCGAGGTCGGGGTACGCCCAACGGACGGCCCGGGCGCGCCACGCCGGCGCGTGATGCCAGTGTGAGACCACCGACGCGAGCGGGTGCGTCATGGCGCCGAGGGCGTCTGCGAGCGTGATCACCAGCGCGTCACCCTGTTCATCTCGACCGCCTCGGCGCGGCGCTCGATGGCCAGCGCGGCACTCTGATTTCTGTCGGCCGAATCACGTAGGCGCTTGATTTCCTCGACCTCTGCGGGCGCCAGCGGTAGGCCCTCGACGCCGATAGCTGCCATGAATTCACGCACCTGATTAGCGGCCGGCAGATTGTGACCCCTACCCAATGCGTCGAGGGCTTTCACCCAATCGAAATCCATCACAGCTCCCTAAAATCGGCCATGCGGGTGACGTTTGCGGGCAATGGATTGTCCTCGGGAACGGGAATGTAGCGGATACGCAGGTCGCGGCGAGCGTCCATTGTCATTCCGAGCAGCTTTTCGCGCATGCGCAGCTCGGCGCCCGTGGCGCAGCCTTTCCAGCCCTCGGCGAAACGCGCGTGCGTTTCGGCCGTGGCCGCGGCGTATTCCCAATCGGCGGCCGTCCAGAGCTTCGCGTGCGGCTGACGACTGACCACCCGCCACCATCGTTTGGTGGAAACGGGCCACCCGTTGGCGTGGCCGCTCAGCTCGCGGGGCTTGCCGTCTGCCCAATCGGGATCGTCCCGGTCGGGCAGGGGCGGCGCGCCCTCGAAGGGGACGTCGACGACCTCGGTCCACTCGTGCGCCGGCGGGTTGCGGTGCCTGATCTGCGAGCGGTCTTCCTTCGGCTTCGCGCCGGCGACTGCCATTACGGCACCTCGAATTCGAGGGCGTAGGCCGGCTCAGAAACGATCTTGCCGTCGACCTCGCCCGGTAGGCGCACGAGCTTCAGGTGCTCGGTGGCGCCGTCCGTGCTTCCGGTCGTGATCATGACGTGCCCGTTGTACGCGCCGTCGAACATCACGCCCGCCGCGGCCTCGATCTCGGCGAGCCGGTCGAGCATGTCGGCCGCGCGCCGCAGCGCCGGCGCCGTCATCAGAATTGTCACGCCACGTCACCCCCTCCCGATTGTCACTCTAGGCTATCACATCACAGACAGCTACATAGTAGCTTTCTGTAGCTGGCCTGAGCCGAAATTGCGTACAGGCTGGCAGACGCT